GATGATTATATTTAATTTATTTGACTTTAACTAAATATATTTACTAATTTTATTTTTTTATTTCATTTTCATTTTATACTTTTATATAAAATGATAAATACTTATGTAGTTACAATAAAATTATTTAATTAAATTATTTATAATTAACATTTTTTTTCACATTTTCATGACTTTCGTTATAAATTTGTTTAGTTCTTTCATCTAGTGCATGGTCGTAATCTTGATAAGAAGAGTAATAACCATTAACGCTACCATCATCGGTGTTTCTTCCAGGAAACCAATTTGGGTAAAACCATTTGTCTTGTTCAGAACCTGGTGGACTAATATTGTCTTGGTTACGATCACGGTCACGATCACGATCACGATCACGATCACGCCTTGTCTGTGCATCAACTTGTTGTTGATAAAAAGGTGAAGAAGATGCTTGTGACGGAATAGACGTGGTTCTTTTACTTAGAATAGATCCAACCATGTATACAAAAATAAAAAATATAATAAAAGGAAGGAGTAGTAAAAACCATGCTAGTTGATTATATCCATAACTACAGAGAGCGTTCAAAATAAAAGTCCATAATGTAACATATAAAAATTTCATAATAAAAATAGGAACAGTGGTTTGAACGGGACATTGTACATTTCCAACACAGTACATATTTGGAGACTTACCATAATTTTGAAATGCAATCATAATAATACCAATTGCAGAAAGAACAAGATAAATAGTTGCAGGTGTGCACAAATTCATTTTAATTTTTAACGTAAATTAAATTATAAAATACATATATATTTTAATTTATTTTAAATAATGATTATTCTTATTTATTTTTGATTTGAATTATAACATATTGTTTGAAATGGGTTGTTCAGTAGGGTTAGGACTGGTTGGTGAATATTTTCCTGAAAATGTTCCTGCTAGTGTATTATTGAAGTTATTAAACGAATATTTTACATTATCAACCACACTATTGAATTCATCTATAATTCCTCCTCCCTTAACCTTTTTAAAATTTTTTCTACTTTTTTTTCCACCGATTTGTCCTTTTGGAAGTTGTGGGCCAAGTTGCGTCGGATATCTTGCGTCACCGAGAGGTTGACCATCATTAAATTTTGGAACCAAACCGGTTCCAACTCCTTTATTACTGAAAGCAAAATAGTTACTACCTAAACTATCGGGAGTCCATGATTTACCGATAAACGGTGAAGTAAACATTCCGCCGCCACGTTGAATTCGACCCATTCTTATATTACGAACCATTTTATTGCGTCTTCTATTTTGTTTGATTTGTTCTAGAGTTGTTACTGCTATATTATTTGACTTTTTTTGTGTTTTATATTTTTTACCACGTTGTCTTTTTCTTGTATTTGACATTACTAATAATATATAATACCGTTATATATATGTATTAATATAATAAATAAAAAATTATTAAAAAAAAGTAAATTAAAATTTTAATAATCATCTGCTAAAAGTAATTTGGAGTTGAGATTTTTATTTTTTGATTTACTTTTTTTCAAAAAAAATAACTTAATTTTATTATATAAACTTTTTACACTGTCACAAAATTCACTGTTACTACATTGAAAACAATTTGACTGGTGGTTATAATTTTCATATTCATATGATGGGTTACTTTTATGGTGTGAAAACATTGTAATAAAAAATAATTTAGTAATGAATAAAGATAATAGGATTAGGGTTATATTTTTAAATATTTTTTTAAATAAATATAAAATAAAATATATGCCAAATATATGTATTTAAAAAAGAAATGAAGTCAAAGTTATCGTCATCATCATTTAAATGTTTGCCAAATATGTTTTGTATAAAGAATACAACAATATTTTTTATTATTATATTAAGCGCGATTGGAGTATATTATTTTTATTTTAATTATTTTAAATTGGGAACAATAGTATCACCACCGCCACAAATAACAACTACATCTGCATCTACACCACCACTATTTATGATCTCGTCAAGAGTGAATAGTGATATTTTAGAAGACCCTTATGCACCCCCACTAAGAAATGACAGTTACTTTGGTGGAATTGGTTTAGGTGGAAGTATGATGGCACCTCCCATCATAACAATGCCGATCAATGTTCGAACGCAGGGTCCACCTATTAATACGAATTATCGACAAGTGGGATTATTGACGCGGATTAATGGTAAAGAAACGATTCTACCGCTCATGGGACGACCGCTTCAAAAAAATCGGGACAAGTGGCAGTTTTATACGATGAGTGATAAAAATAACTCGGTAAAGCTTCCCATATCATTTAAGAAGAAGAGTTGCACAGGTGAATACGGATGTGACAACATTTATAATGGAGATACAGTATATGTTGAAGGATATAAGGATGCATTTCAGGCGACGATATATGACAATGCTGTGATGGAATATTTTTAACAAAATATAACTTTAGGAAAAATCAAGTAAATGAGCTTTATAACAAATATTAAATTTCATAAATGTATTAAAGGTTGTAATATATATTTATGAAGTATTGTACTGTACTATAAAGAATAAGAAAAATAAGAAAATACAACAAAATATAAAAATGTCATTTGATATACGTACGGCGGTAACCGAGTTGTTTATGATACAACAAATAAAAACGGGAATTTTATGGGCTGACGCAATAATGTTTGGATTTTTTATATTTACACTTTATCAGGGTGTCATTACTACAAATTTCAAGAGTGTATATAAAAAACTTGAAATTATAAAAAATCAATCGATCAGTAAAAACTGGTCGTATCTAACAAATAAATTCAAGAAAAAATCGATTGTTTATACGGGTTACATGTATAGTAGCGGTTATCGAACTGTTTCAACTTATGTGGATTATCCACCGCCAATGATTCACGTTCTGGATTACATGCAGAAACATGTGTATAAAATTGAAAACACGTATAATATAAAGTATTGCGAGGTTATTGATGTGGAAACAAATACTTTAGTGAAAACATTTATTCCTGCAGATGAGATGATTTCATTTGAGTTATATCCTGATATTTATATCGAGTTGTCGAGTGATAAAAATATTAGTAAAAAGGATAAAAGTGATTTTTTAGAATTTTCAAATATTAGTTTTTATATTAAAACGTATGAGCACGATATTTCGTATATACATTCATTTATTAAAATGTGCGAAGATAAGTTTGAAAATTCGATCAATGAACAACTGTCGAAACAGAAGTATATATTTAAATATAATAGTAAAAAATCGATAGGTGGATGTGAAGAACGACAGTATGACGACGGCGGCGACTACAGAGGAACAAGATACACCGGAATAAAATGCGACGAATATCCACTTGTAACAAATAAGCATTTGATTCGAAACTGTTTTTTTACACAGAGGGATGCGCTGATTAAACGGATTGATTTTTTCATTAATAATGAGGAGTGGTATAATGAGCGAGGAATTCCGTATCAGCTGACGTTGGTATTTGAAGGGCCTGCTGGGTGCGGTAAGACATCGACTGTAAAAGGAATTGCCACGTATACAAATCGACATATTGTGGATGTGGATTTGAATGGGATTAAAGACGTGTGCGAGCTTGAGAATATATTCAATGGGACACATATTAATGGAAAGTATATTCCTTCGAATAAGCGCATTTTTATGATTGACGAGATTGACAAGTTTTTTGAGTTACTGGATGACAGGGAGCAAAAAGAAAAAATGAGACAGGCGACGGCCAAAGAATCTACAAATTCTAGTATTGTCATCGTGAAAGAAGGGTCTGGCGGAGGAGGTGGAGTTAATGGATCAACAGAAAATAAGTTTGGATCAAGTTTCGCATCAACAGCTGCGGCGATAAGTGGATGTGCAAACAAAATGGCAATGAATGACTTGACAAAAGGACAAATTTTGAGTATTATGGATGGAATTATTGAGGCAAAGGGGCGGTTTATTATCTGTACGGCGAATGATACGTCAAAAATTGACTCTACATTTAAACGACCTGGACGGATGGATGAATTTATTCATTTTACGAAGTGTGATGCCCTCATGATAAATCAGCTTATGGATCTGTTTTACGATGGAATAGTGAATGAAGAGCGGGTGCGTTTGAAAGAAAAAGTTGAGCGATTTAAAATGGTAGAGTTTCAGTTATCTCCATCGGAATTGAATAAAATTTGTTTTAATAATATATTATCAAGAGAAGATGCAGAAAAACAAGTTTTAGAAAAAAATATCTAAAAAGATGAAGTAGTAATGAAATAATTTATTTATAATGTAAAATGAAACGAATTTAAATAAAAATAAAACTATATAAAAATAAAATTATAAAATAAATAAATGCAAAATTTACAAGAACAACAAAATTTACAACAAATACAGAGGTATGCGCTTAGACAACAAAGTCAGCAACCCTTACAATATCAGAATCAACAACAAGTTTCACAAGTTCACCAAGAGAATAAACAAATTAGTGTTGACGTAAAAAATATGATGGAGTCGTATTCAGAAAAAGAGAAGTTAGTGTTTGAGTTTATTAAAAATATTATTATAAATTTGATTCTTTCTATAAAACAGCTACGAGTAAAGCTAGAGCCTATATTAAATGAGCCGAATGTGATTTATGTAGAAATATTTAAAGTGTATAATGGAATTAAGGAAAATTTTACAGTGAGTGACATTGATAACATAGAGTCAATTATATCCATAACGAGTTGTGTGAATGAAATGAATAATATATTTATTACAGCATTTACGAACATTATGGAGGATGGAAAAATAGATATGAATGATTCTGTTCACTTTATGAAATTCATTCATCAGATTATTAACTTGTTTAATGAATATACTATGAATCAGAATTTCAAGGTGACGCTTTCATCTGAGTGTATTTTACAATTTTTATATTTTGTTGTAAAAAGTATACTGGTACTAACGCTAAACGGCGTTGAGGAAACAACTGCAGTGCAAATGTTGGATGCATCAGTACAATTAATCAAAATAAGTGTTTTGCCAATTACAAAATGTAAATGTAAATATTTTTGTTTTTCTTTCAACTAGTTCTTTATTTAATATTTTTATATTTAGTGAAGTTAAAATACATTTCAGAATTTAAAAATATTAAATAAAAATTGAATTAAATACACGTTTATATTTAAAATAGTATTATTTTAAAATCTGTAAAATTCACAAATTAATGGCGAACTCAAATATAAAAACATGTTCGAATGAACATAAGATTACAAAAAAAAATAGACAAAATAAAGTGAGTAAACGAGAATTATGGGACCAAATCGACAGTACTTTTAATAATGATAATATAAATACTAGTGGTTCAGATAAAAAAGGTAAAAGTAACTTAGAATGTGTATATAGAAGCAGTGGACAACGAGAAGTATGTGATAGTTGTTTATCGGAAGTTTGTTTTACGGATGATGGATTTTTGACATGCACCAACCAAAAATGCAGCATTGTATATAGAGATGTACTCGACCAAAGTGCAGAGTGGCGTTACTATGGCGCTGATGATAACCAATCCAGCGACCCAACTCGGTGCGGAATGCCGGTGAACCCGTTGCTTGTAGAGTCATCATACGGATGCAAGGTAATGTGTGATGGCGCGACAAGTTTTGAGATGCGTAAATTTCGAAGGTACACGGAATGGCAGTCGATGCCATATCGAGAAAAGGCGCAGTACGATGAATTTCAGTGTATAACCATTATTGCACACAATGGTGGATTACCAAAAATTATTGTTGACGAAGCACTTCGTTATCATAAAAAAATTTCAGAATTTAAGACGTATCGTGGTTTGAATCGTGATGGAATCATTTTAGCATCAATATATATTGCTTGTCGAAAAAATGGCTGTCCGCGAACTATTAAAGAAATTGCGACAATTTTTAACTTGGACAATACGAGCGCAACTAAGGGCTGTAAAAATGCGATTACGATTATTAATGAGCTGGAACATGAATTTGAAAATTCAGACAAAACGAATTTTAGCAAAACGAAACCGGAAGCATTTATTGAGCGGTATTGTAGTCGGTTGAATATGAGTAATGAGTTAACAAAAGTATGTCAGTTTGTGGCGACGCGAATTGAAAAGCAAAATTTGATTCCAGAAAATACGCCACATTCTATTGCTGCAGGAATTATATATTTTGTATCACAAATGTGTAATTTGAATATTTGTAAACGCGATGTGAATCGGGTAACAGAAATTAGCGAAGTGACAATTAATAAATGTTTTAAAAAATTGGAACAGTATACGACAAATTTGATACCGCGAGTTATTTTAGACAAGTATGCAGCGGTTGATACTAAAATTGAAAGTAAATGAAAATGTAATGATGATCTAATAAAAGTAAAAAAAAATAAAAAATATGAACCAAAAAAAGAGATATATACAAAAAAGAGTTTAAATGTATATAATTTAAATATAACATTATAAAATATATATTTATTAGCATGACTACTATCGATACACAAGAAGTTGAAGCTTCAGCTTCTGTAGTTAACAAAAAAAAATCTACTGTACCAAAAATTGTATTTATTGTCCCTTATCGAGATCGAGAGAACCATTTAAAATTTTTTTCTGTTTATATGAAGCATGTCATGTCTGACTATGACCCATTAACATATGAAATTTATATTGTTCATCAGAAGGATAACCGACCATTTAATCGTGGAGGCATGAAAAATATTGGGTTTTTAACAGTAAAAGAAAAATATCCAAATGACTATAAAGATATTACGTTTGTATTTAATGATGTGGATACGGTACCGTATGATAAGGGCATAATACAATATGAAACTCGTACAGGCATTGTAAAGCACTTTTATGGAGTGAAATTTGCACTGGGTGGTATATTTTCAATAAAGGGTGGAGATTTTGAACGAACAAACGGGTTTCCAAATTTTTGGGCGTGGGGGGGAGAAGATAATTACATGCAGTATCGAGTCTTACAATCCGGTTTGAAAATAGACCGGCGCGGATTTTTCCCGCTTCAACATCCGAACATTTTGCAAATGGTGGAAGGAATTATGAGAACGATTTCACGATCAGAAGCTGAAATGGTATTCTATAAAACGACGAATGACGGACTGTATACGATACAAAATTTGAGTTACAAGGAAGAAGAATGTAGCACTAGTAATAATGAAGTTGATTTGCGATATATTCATGTGTCGCATTTTGATTGCGCATATAGCCATGCTTCAAATACGTACGAACAACAAAATATTCATGAAGAAAAACGCATAAAATTTAAATCAAGAGGTTTTGCAGCGGCAACACAAGAAGAACAACAGCGTGCCATGCATCAACAACAAGTGTTGATGGAACAGGAACAGCGTAAAATTCGAATTCAGATGCAACAACAGCTTTTACAACAGTCGCATCAACAACAATCGCATCAACAACAGCGAATTATTAGGCGTGTGAGGAAAGGATTTTTTTGAAGTAATTTTTTTATAAAAAAATCTATTTATAAAAAAGTGATTCTAAAACAAACAAACAAGAATTCAAAAATATACAAAAATTCATTTAAAAAAATTAGAATATATCATCGTTTAAATCAAAAATTTCTTCTGATTTTGTTTTTTCTGCAAGCGCGTATTCGCTGACCCGCTTTTCAAAAAAATTGGTTTTACCTTCGATGCTTATCAGCTCCATAAAATCAAACGGGTTAGAAGAATTGTAGAGTTTTTCACATCCCAACTGTAATAGCAGTCGGTCGGCGACGAATTCAATGTATTGTGTCATGAGTTTGGAATTCATACCAATCAAACGGCATGGTAGCGCCTCGCAAATGAATTCGGTTTCAATATCAACTGCCTCTTTCACAATTTCCTGCACTCGCGCCTTTTGCGCCGGTTTTGCCATTTTATTATATAAAAGTACAGCAAATTCAGTGTGAAGCGCCTCATCACGTGAAATAAGCTCGTTGCTAAATGTGAGGCCGGGCATTAGGCCACGTTTTTTCATCCAGAAAATAGAACAAAATGCGCCCGAAAAGAAGATGCCTTCGACGCACGCGAATGCAATCAAGCGGGTTTGAAACGAGCTGCGCTTATCGTGAATCCACTTTTTCGCCCAATCACCTTTTTTTTTAATGCATGGAAAATGATGAATGGCATTAAAAAGTCGGCCACGCTCTCCTTCGTCTTTGACATATGTGTCAATAAGTAAACTGTAACATTCGGAGTGTATATTTTCCATAGCGATTTGAAAGCCGTAGAACGCACGAGCTTCAGCAAGTTGGACATCAGACATAAAACGGACTGCCAAATTTTCAAGAACAATGCCATCACTAGCGGCAAAAAATGCAAGAATCATACTTATAAAATATTTTTCATCGTTTTCCAAGTTCTGCCAATGAATACCATCCTTTGAAAAATCAATTTCTTCCGCTCTCCAAAAACAATCTATTTGTTTTTTATACATTTTCCAAATATCATTGTCTTTTAATGGAAACATTACATAACGATTATCGTCTTCGGTGAGTAAAAGATCAGAAAAACATTTACCAGTTGATATTTTTTTTGACATTCCTAAAAGTATGTTCGATGGTTATATATTTATTCATTAATATTTTTAAATTGTTAAAATTATTTTTATTATTTTTTAAATTAAATAATAAAAATAAATAGTATTATAACAAATAACGAATGACAAACTACAACGACAGTCACTACAGTAACAACTATGACTCTACAGGGTTATCAACATATGAGAGAGATAAACAAATGACTGAAATCCAAAAAAAAATTGAAGAAAATAGAAGAAAAATTTTTGAAAAACGTTTAGCATTAAAAAAATATATTAAAGTGTATGATTCTAACCCACATGTTAAGGAAATTATAAAAAAATACGATGAATATTATCACGATTACAAAACAAATATTAAGTTGCAAATTCGTGCTTTAGAAGAAATTATAAAACATTTAAGTCATGTTTTAAAAGAAGAGGAACAAAATGAAGACTTAGAAGCTGAAGAATTAATTTATAAAAATAAGATACAGCAAATTAAAAAAGATAAGACTGCGGTTTTGGAAGAAATCAATAATCTTAAAAAATTAGTAACTTTGTAAGAGTTTATAACGCATATTACTAGTTACGGCGGCGGTTCTACCAGTTCCAATTTCTCTAAACAAAAGTCCAAATGGACTTGATAGTTTACGTGCCATTTTCATTTTATTATGGTAGTATTTTTTCCATTTTCGTTGAATAATGCATAACCAGAATGTTTTATAAATAGCCACATGTTCGCCCCCCTCTAAATCAATGTGTTGAATAATTTCTAACGAAATATAGTTTTTTTTTGAAACTGCAGATTTATAATTTCGAATTACAGGATGTTTTATTGAACGTTTCTTCTGTTGAAAATATCGACAGTAGTGATGTCGCCACATGTTGATCATGTTCATAAAATTAGTAAACTCGACTAAATCATAAAATGTGTCTATGTTTAAAGTGTGTAAAACGAGATAGTGTGAGTCGATATTTGGAGAACTGTCTTCGTCTTTTCCGTGAATGTAGGCATTAAAAAAGACGCAAAATCCTAAATCATATTTTGATTCTATTCGATTATTCGTCATGTATTATTATTATTTTATATTTTATTGTATATTTGATTCATAAATTATATTTATACGATATTTATAAAATATTTTGTTTATTTGTATAAAATAATATTATAATAAATTATATTATATTATAAAATTATAAGAAATAAAATATATTTGGAAAAATGGTAAACATACATATGAAGCTTCCAAAGGTTATTGAAACAATGTTGAATGATAAAAATGTTTTATACATTGTTGCCTTTTTAGCAATTATGAATTTTTTTGGGTACATTATTTTGAGAGACAGCTATGCGCTACTAATATTTTTGTCAATCGGATTCATATCAACATACTTTAGTAAAAATATGACGATTGTTTTACTTTCAACACTTTTACTTACAAATTTTATTACCGTTTTATCGAGAAATTTTGTTATAAATAAAGAGGGATTTGATGCAGATGTAGATGGAGAAAAAAAAAGTGCAGATGCAGATGCAGATGTAAAAAAAAAAGGTGCAGATGCAGCAAAAAAGGGTGAAGATGCAGATGTAGCAAAAAAAGATGCAACAAAACCGGTTGCTGCTAATTCAGTAGTAACTGGAACAAAATCAGTTGTAACAGGTGCAGGTGGTGCATCAACTAAGGCATCAAAAAAAGTTGCTGCTTCTGCATCTTCGACGACGGTCGCTTCTGTTCAAAAACCAACTGTTATGAAAGAACCTATGACGGAACTTAGTCCAGCAAGTTTAGATGATGAGGACGATCTTCCTGTAAACCACCGGGTTGATTATGCCAAGACCATGGAAAAAGCGTATGATAATTTAGAGAACTTGGTTGGAAAAGATGGTGTTAATGGGCTAACATCTCAAACGAATGTACTTATGGAACAACAACAAAAACTAATGGAAAATATGAAGAGTATGGAGCCACTTTTGAAAACAGCGCAGTCCTTTTTAGACAAATTTGAATCAAGTTCAATGGGTAAATTGTTTGAAAAAATTCCGGGAATGTCGTCAATGTTTGGCGGAGGCGGCGCACAATCGCAACAAAGTATTCAAAATGGAAATGGAAATGGAAATTGAAATGTAATTAAGTAAAAACTTAAAATGAAATGTAGAAAAGAATAAGTTAATGTAATAAAAATAAAAAATGATTGAACTGAATATAAATTATTTATTTATTAAAATATTATTAATATATAAATAAATAAAAAGTATAAGCAATATTCATGAATAATAATTTTCAAAATGACATTCAGAGTGTGAATCAAATATTTGATGACATGATATCTAAATTTAAAACCAACTATGTAAATTTTAATACAAATGCAATGCTGTTATTACCATCTTCACCCCCGCCCTCATCTACAGACTCTCTTACTTCAACCCCCACCCCTACCAGTACCAATACTACTACCTCTTCTTTAAAAAATCTGAATGATGATGCGTTATTAAAATACAGATCCGCCGCAAATCAGCTTTTAGAAAAAGTGAGATCGCAAATTGCTTTGAATTCTAAAAATATCTCGAACATAAATACAGACATTACTCCGATTCAAAAAACATATTTACAAATTATGGAAATGGGAACTGGGATTGATCAAACCAAATCAGCATCTGTAGTTTCTTTGGAAGACTTTCATGACTTGTATCGAGTGACTGTTTTTGGCACAATAATGTATGTTATTGGTGCTGGAGTAATACTTTATTTACTTTATAAACCCCAACAAGTCCAAAGTAAATTTTAAATAAAAAATTTTAGTAATATAAAAAAAGTTTATTATATTATTATAAAAGTTTATTATATATTAATATAATAGTATATAGTAAAATAGTAAAATAGTTTTATAAAAAATAAAAATTCGACTAATCATTCAAGTGAAATATGTATAGTTTACGACAAGGACGCGCATATTTAGCACAAAAAAATGGATCAAATGAATTAATTGAGAAATCAGGATATGGAGTTGGTATAAATGGTTTGAGTACAGTGCAGTATTTTCAAAAAATGGTTGAGCCATTTGATAATCCGAGTGAAGTGCCGACGCCAGTGACAGCATCTTCATCAACATCATCGGAGCCATCTTCCGTATCGAGTTCAGGAGAATCAAAATTAGAAGACATTCAAAAGCTTAACGACACATTTGATTCAAAAATGAATGCCTATTCGAGTGCTATTGCAGAATACAATAAGGAAATTTTAAAAGCAAATAAGTATTTTGTAGTTCAAGTGAGAACTCTAACACCGATCAACAGCTGTTTCAATTGTGACGCATCTTTAGGAGGAACCGATTGCAGCGCAATGGGCGTATCCAACTCAAATGGTGAAGTTCGAACCGCACTTCCAGATTCTACATCACCGACTGCAAATTTATTGCCGTGTGTTCAAGCCGGTGTAACAGTTCCAGGATGGAGCGCAAATCCAAATGACAGCGGGGCATGTATCGCACCGCTTGGACAAAAATGCTGCAATAGTTATATGTATAATGGGCAACCGGTTTGTCAAGCTGGTTTTGGCGACGATAATTATGATGAAGGTGCAATGAATGAATGGATAAATGCGTGCATTACGCCCCCATCACCCGATGAAATCAATCAGCGAATTGCTCTTGCAAATGAGTACTGTCAAGGGAATGGTATCAATTTAAATTATTGGAGTAAAAATGCGAATAATTTTGTGCTCGTTACAATACAGGATCCGGGTGTTCCAAGTAATGTTGTAGGTGAAAATATACGTCCATTTGCAAAAATGAACAGTATTCCAGTTTGGATTGTAAATACTTTTACAAATATAGAAGATGCAAACAAAGCAAAAATGGCTGCCGTATTTAGTCCAACAGTTCAAAGCACATTAAAATCTACGCGTGAAGACATGATGAATGCAAGCGCGGCGTTAATAAAAGCGCTCTCTTCTTATCACTCCACAAATGCTGAAGAACGAAAAAGTATTCAACAACAGTTGCGTTCAGTAGAAGCGAAAACGGCCAAACTCATGTCTCAGTCAAAAGACTTGGATATTTCATTAACAGATGCTTTAAAAGTTAAAATGGTTAAAACGAATATTACACAGAAACATCATAAAAAATCGGATTCAAAAGAAACATTTTTGGGAACGTCATTGCTTTCACAAGAAAAAGACACTCGGATTCAATTTGAATCAAACTATACTTTTTATATGGTTTTTCTCATTATCTCGATTATCCTTTTTGTCATAATCTTTAGCAATTTTTTTTATACCTCTTCAGATTCATCTACCGGGAATGACTCGCAACCAAGTTCAACTTCATATGGGATGCTATTTGGAATTATTGCATTATTATTCTTTATTTATTTTATTGTACAATACATATTGGTTCGTTATAATATTTCTAGACCAAAACTACCTCTTGAAAGCATGAATCCATTATTTGTACTTTAAGGTAATTTATATTTATTTATATTTATAAAAAATAAATAAGAACGAGAAAAAATACTTGTTAAAAAATTTAATGAAAATGAATTCTGAAGAAAAATACAAAATACAAATAAATGTAGAAAATATAAAAAATAATAAAAATAATATATATTATAGAATAGTTTCATAATATATAAGTATAATAATAATAATAATATATATATGTCTTCTGTCGCACCAAATTCTCCGAGACAAACCGCTGCATCAGTAAATGCGCCGACTGTTCCGACAATAATTATGGATGGTTTTACAAATTCAGATCAAGATGATTCAAATTCAAATCAAAATGATTCAAGTGAACAAATTATTGAAAAAATTTCCAATTTACAGGATTTAGAAGGTAAAAAATATGACGACTTGAATATTTTACTTGCTTCAAATCCAACTCCAGATAACATTGCGAAACAAAAACAGCTTATGAATGACATTGCGCAACTCACAGGTCTTCGATCCAGTTTGTTTAATACACTACTACAATACACTAAAAACAACATGAAAGTTAATAATGTAATGAATGCTAGTGTCCAAGATAAACACACTATTATTACGCTAAAAGAGAATGACTTGAATGCGCGAAGATCTGCAATTGCTGCACTTAACCAAAATGTTGAAAATACGCAAAGAATGGTAGATATTAACGTCTACTATAAAAAACAGTATGAGGTTCGTGTCAAAATAATGAAATATATTGTTACGCTTTGTTTATTGATAATTTTTTTTGTAGTGTTAATGAATTTGGGATGGTTGCCGAAAGAAATGGTAACTGTTTTAGTGATTATTATAATTCTTGTCGGCGGATCATACATTGGTTCGTTAGTATATGACACATATCAGAGGAGTAACATTAACTACGATGAATACGATTGGGGTTTTGATGCAAATAAAATGGACTCTACAATATCAAAACAACCGAAAGTACATAAAAAACGATCAAATGATCGGACTTGTAAAACTGATAAGACGGTTAGAGAAAGTTTAAATGATGTATGTCCGTTAAATGGTTCGGAAACTCGAAATGGGGTTGTTTATATTAATCCAACAAATTTAGCAACTAGAGATGATTATTTATTTAGTGGATGTATGGATGCAAATACTTGCGATAATATCAGTACAAATAATGTCGACCCAGTATCAAAAAATTTATTAGATAATGTTAAAGGTATTTGTGGTTCATGGGGAGTTGGAGATTATAACTGGGATAATGGTGTTAAAAAATGGATAAAAAATAAATCAGTTGAAAGTTTCATGTTGTCAAAAGTCCCTAAGAAATATTTTTCTAAAGAAAATGAAACAACACATATGACTCCATTTACAGTTGAGGATAACTATGGTATAATATAAAAAAAATAAATAAGGTTAAGTAAATCTAAAATATTAATATTTTTTACCATTATTTATTATTAAAATAATATTAATATATCGTTATTATAGTAAGAATAAGTAATTTATAAAAGTAAACTAGTAAAAATAAATAGTTAAATAAATCAAAACAATAATCATAACATGACAGACAATGCGGCTCTATTTCAAAGTATTCAAACCATAAATGAAATGGTTGCAAATGCTAATAATTCATGTGATCATGATTGCATGTTGGCAAAACAAAGAAGCGAGCTAAGACAACGGTATTTAGATGCAGAACGAAACGTTCGAATCGCACCCGAAAAATTGAGGCAAGCTGAACACGACTATTTATTGAATAGAGATGGTCCGCAAAAATATAGAGAATTTTTGAGAAATCGTTATGGAAAAAATGCAGACCAAGAAGTTCAAAAATTAAAGGATCAACATAAAATGATTATGAATGAAATAAATTTAGGAATTATGAAAATACAATCACAAAACGATGAAATATACAATTCATCAAACTATAAAAATATGCTAATATCAACACAAAATCGGATTGAAGATGAGTTACAGGAAAGTGAACGTAGTGCAGCTGTTAGTAGTCGAAAAATTTTTTATATGGAAAAGCAGATTCAATCATTTTCGTGGTGGTTTTATTTGTCTCGTAATTTATATTGGGTATGTGCGATGGTGTGGGTTGCAATTGGGGTCATTTATTATCGCCAGTTTACCACGCGTTCACTCATTACATTCGTATTCATCGTAGCGTATCCATTCTTTATGGTGTGGCTTTTTGTTGCTGCATATTCTTTAATAAAATATGTTGTCTCGCTGTTTCCGAGAGATGTGTATCTCAGCATTTAATTTTTATAAGTTCAAATCATAACTGCATTTTTCTCATTTTTCTTTTCAGTCGGTGGTGTAATATAATTGTAAAATGTTTTTGTAAAATGTTTTTGTAAAATGTTTATGTAAAATATTTAAAAACTTATAAAATATATTTATATATTTATATATTTTATAATAGATATAAAACAATTTTTATAAAATGGAAAAAATAAATAAAAAAATAGATATAACAAAACTAAAACTAAAGACAGGAGACTTATTGATATGTGATGATTTGCAACACGACGACTGGGGTATATTTAGTTGGTTCATAAAATTTATGACAATGAGCGACTATTCTCATGTGGGAATGGTTGTTGTTGATCCGGAGATGACGAATCCTGCATTAAAAGGAACATATGTCTGGACATCAGGTATATCGAACACGCCAGATCAAGAAGATGGTATCAAGAAATTCGGGGTTCAATTTATTGAGTTGGAAAATTTTTTAGAAACATATGAGGGAAAAATATACTTGCGACGATTGAAGTGCGAATCAGAAGAACAGTATCATAAAATTTTCAATATTGAAATGCTTCGTGAAATTCATCAAGTTGTATATGATAAACCATACGATACAGTAGTCATAGATTGGATTGAGGCATACGTTCAAAAAGACTTTAAACCACAAAAAACGTCAAGATTCTGGTGTAGTGCACTTATTGGATACATTTATACAAAGTTGACGCTTTTGAAAAATGATTTGGATTGGAGTATTTTGACTCCAAGTTTTTTTTCAAGTGAAAATAAATCGTTTAGTATGTTGCATGGTGCGACGCTTGAAAAGGAGGAACAAATTTGGGGATAAATTAGTGTGTGGTGTCTGGTGTGTGTAATAAATAAATTTTTTATTTACAAATTTATTTATTTTTTATGTATTTGTTGTTCAACATATTATTTCATTCTAACTATAAATATTTTTTTTATAATGTATGATTTGCTCCAAGTAGTAAGATTTTTCCCACTAATGGAAGAGCAGAGGGTGGTATAATGTTTCTATCAGCTTGTGTACTTTGTAGCCACTCTACTGAAGCAGACCAAGTCATTTGTATTGTTTCCACTGGTTCAGATGCAACTAGAGAACGACCAAACTGCCAGTAACCTGTAAATAAACAAGGGTCATTATAAGTTCCACTAGGATCGTGTGCCACTAAGTGATATCCAAAACAAGTTGTTGCAGCTGCATCTGGCTTACCTAATTCACAATGATTATTAGCAGTTACCAGTGAACTTGATGAATTGGGTGAATTACATCTGACAAGATAATAATTATATATATTGCTTTGACATTGATTTGTTCCTGTTACTCCTGTAAAAGGTAAAGGTTCTGTTATAGCAGTATTGGCGTAGTTAGTATAAGTAACTACAGCGCCGATTGTGTCATAAGGAGGGTACCAAGTATATAAAGGTAATGATGTTACAGGTCCAACATCTCCTGTTGCTCCCTGTGCCCCCGTTGCTCCCCGTGCCCCCGTTGCTCCCTGTGTCCCCGTTGCTCCCTGTGTCCCCGTTGCTCCCTGTGTTCCCGTTGCTCCCTGTCTTCCCGTTGCTCCTTGTGGTCCTGGTGCTCCTGCTGTTCCTCCTTCTCCTGTTGCTCCTTGTGGTCCTGTTGCTCCTTGTGGTCCTGTTGCTCCCCGTGCTCCTGTTGCTCCTTGTGCTCCTTGTGCTCCTGTTGCTCCTTGTGCTCCTTGTGCTCCTGTTGCTCCTTGTGCTCCGGTTGCTCCCTGTGCTCCCTGTGCTCCGGTTGCTCCCTGTGCTCCGGTTGCTCCCTGTGCTCCGGTTGCTCCCTG